TAAGGTTTATGATAATTATTTAAATTGGTTAATCGCAACAGGAAAAATTAAAGGATTATATACAGGAACTTTAGATAGTGTAAATGAGGGTGGAGACTTTAAGTCGAAATATACATCATCATATACTCCATATGTTGTTTCTGAAGTAAGAGGTGGTTTTGTGTCTAACTTATTTAGATTCGCAACGATTTCAGACGGAGACGCATCAGCAAGAGAGGTTAAGATTTCTTTTGTAAACATTTCAATTGAAAAACAAGAGTTCGATATCATTGTTAGAGATTTCTTCGATACGGATGCAAGTCCAATCGTTTTAGAAAAATTCTCAAGATGTTCTATGAATCCAGACGTACCAGGTTACGTAGCGAGAAAAGTAGGTACATCTGATGGTGAGTACGAATTAAAATCAAGTTATATTATATTAGAATTATCTGATGACGCACCGATAGACGCGGTACCATCAGGATTTAGAGGTTACGAGGTTAAAGATTATAACTTCGCTTCATCTTCTAACGCAAGTATTAACTATAAAAACGAATACTACACTGCAGGACAGGTTATCGGTATAGATAATGATGGTAATGATATTGTGGTAAATTCAGATAAAGTAAGAAAAACATATTTAGGTGTTTCTAACACAGTTGGTTTTGACCCGTCATTCTTTGAATTTTCAGGTGATTATCAAGGTGTTGAATTACTTAAAGGTTTCCACCTTTCATCACAAGCTAACGGAGTTGAGTTTGTTAAAACTAATGAAAACTTTGAGTTATCAGAAGGAAACTTTGAAAAGTTAGTTGGTTGTAAATTCACAATAGCACCTGTGGGTGGTTTTGACGGATTTGATATCTTTAGAAAAGAAAGAACTAACGGTGACCAATATATAAAAGGTAAATCACCATATGCGAACGCAGGGTTTGACCCTTACGTTGGTAACTCTGATTACTATGCGTTCTTAGACGGTATTAGAACATACGCTAACCCTGAAGCAGTAGATATTAACTTATTCTCAACACCAGGTCTTAACTTCTTTGACAATTCATCTTTAGTTGGTGAAGCAATCGACATGATTGAAGAAGAAAGAGCTGATTCATTATACGTAATTGATTCACCAAACAGGTCATCAGTAGATGAGATTGTAGGTGACATTGAAGACATAGGTTTTGATTCTAACTACTCAGCAACATATTGGCCTTGGATTCAGGTGAGAGACACTGAAAATTCAGTTCAGGTATACGTGGCACCAACAGGTGAGGTATTAAAGAACATCGCGTTAACAGACAACGTGGCATATCCATGGTTCGCATCAGCGGGTTACACAAGAGGTTTAGTAAATGCAATCAAAGCGAAAAAGAAATTAACATTAGATGAAAGAGATGAATTATATGTTAATAGAATTAACCCAATAGCAACATTCTCAGACGTAGGTACGATTATCTTCGGTAACAAAACATTACAAGTTAGAGAATCGGCATTAGACAGAATCAACGTAAGAAGATTATTACTACAAGCAAGAAAACTTATTTCAAACGTGGCGGTAAGATTATTATTCGAACAGAATGATGAAGTTGTAAGAAACGAATTCTTAAGTTTAGTTAATCCAATTTTAGAAAACATAAAAAGAGAAAGAGGTTTAACAGAATTTAAAGTTGTATTGTCATCTTCACCAGAAGATATGGATAGAAATCAGTTATCGGGTAAGATATACATTAAACCAACAAGAGCTCTTGAATTCATTGATATTGAATTCTTAGTAACACCAACAGGAGCATCTTTTGAAAATATTTAAAAAATTATAGAGGGGAGGGTTTCCTCCCCTTTGTATGTATAATATATGAAACAAACATTAATAGAATCAGAAATTAAAAGACTTATGGAAATCATGAGTGTTGAGGTGTCTGAAGGTTTTAACGAAGAGGGTTTACCTGATTTTAAGTATTACGCATTTGATTGGGATGATAACCTAATGTATATGCCAACTGAAATTATGGTGAAAAGTTTTGGAGACCAAGAAATAGGTATGGGTACTGCAGATTTTGCTGAGTACAGAGGACAGATAGGAAAAGAAGACTTTGACTATAAAGGTCATACTATAGTTGGTTTTGCTGAAAATCCTTTTAGAAATTTCGGTGTAGATGGAAATGACCAATTTGTTAAAGACGCTATGATTGCTAAAACAGGTCCTTCATGGAATGACTTTATAGAATGTATTAACGGAGGTTCAATATTTTCTATTATCACGGCAAGAGGACATAACCCTGAGACATTAAGAGAGGGTGTGGAAGCTATTGTTAAAGACGGTAAGGGTGGTTTATCATTCGAATCGTGCGTGGAGTCACTTAAGAAATATAAAGGTGTTATAGACGGGGATGGTGAAGAATTATTCCAAGAATATTTAGACCTATGTAGATTTCATCCTGTTTCACACGGAGCGGGTAGTGCTGCTAACCCTGAAGAAGAAAAAATTAAGGCATTAGAATTATTTATTAAACACGTTAATTCTTTATCTGAAGAATTGGCGGTTACGATGGAGTTAGAAAATGACATCAAAAATAATTTTGTCCCGATGATTGGGTTTTCTGATGATGATAAAGCTAATGTCGACAATGTAAAAAAATACTTAGACGACAAAGGAGAAGAAAATGTCAACGTGTATTACACTAAGACTGATAAAACAAAGATGTAGATACTAGAACTAGTATACTAGTAATATTTAAGTTATTATATTTTATATATTTTATTTCTTAAGTGTTTTTAAGTGAGTTATACTGGAACTAGTTTAAACAAAATAATTAAAAGTGTCAACTAATATCGAAAGATTTTTAAATTACTTGATATTTATAGATAAATAAGAAACAAATTAAAAAAAATACAAAATGGCTGATTTATTAATGAAAATGCCTGTTCCTTACGAACCAAAGAAAAAGAATAGGTTTATTTTAAGATTCCCTTCAAGTTTAGGGATAAATGAGTGGTATGTAAGTACAACATCTAGACCTTCAGCGAACATAGGTTCAGTTGAAATACCATTCCTAAACACCTCAACATTCGTTGCAGGTAGGTTTAATTGGAACACTATTAATGTAACGTTTAAAGACCCGATTGGTCCTTCAGCGGCACAAGCATTAATGGAATGGTTTAGATTACACGCAGAATCTGTTACAGGTAGAATGGGTTATGCTGCGGGTTATAAGAAAGATATTGAATTAGATATGTTAGACCCAACAGGTGTTGTGGTAGAAAAATGGATTATACAAGGAGCCTTTTTAACTGACTTAAACTTTAATGACTTATCTTACTCTGATGAAGGTTTAGCTGACATCTCAGTAACGTTAAGACCAGATAGATGTATATTAGTATACTAAAACTATAACGGCCATATAAAATTAAAGAAACTCACTTCATGTGGGTTTTTTTATGCTTTACAATGTGGTTATATGGTGTATTATTAAAACAAAAGTGTTTAATATGGACGAACAAAATTATAAAATGGAAGTAGCCTTCGATGTAATACCGTTACCGACTAACGGGGTATTCTACAAAAATAAGAAAGACACACTTAAAGTTTCTTTTCTTACTGCATCGGATGAAAACATTTTAACATCACAAAACTTAATCCAACAAGGTTTGGTTATTGATGAGTTACTTAAGGTTAAAATCTTAGATGACGATATTACCGTGGATGAATTACACGATTCAGACAAAGAAGCCGTTTTATTGTTTTTAAGAAATACCGCATATGGTTCTATGATTAAACTATCTGTAATTGACCCTGATACCGGTTCTTCGGTTGAGGTTGATTATGACCTACAAAACATTAAGTATAAAAAATTTACTCTAACATCTGATAGTGAAGGGTTATTTGATTATACACTACCAACATCTAAAAAAGTCGTTAAATTTAAGTTCTTATCACCAAATGATGAGAGAGAATTAGAAAAAATTAGTGAGGTTTATAAAGATATGTTAATAAAACCAACAGTCACTAAAAGGTTAGAAAAGATGATTATTTCAGTTGATGGTGAAAAAGACCCAATGAAAATATCACACTTCATTAGTACAATACCTATTAGAGATTCTCAGAGTTTTAGGAAGTATGTCACTGACAACACACCAGGTTTAGACAAAGGGGTAGAGATAACTTTACCTTCGGAAAAAAAAATACAAACATTCTTTAACCTTGACACAGAATTTTTTCGTCCATTCTACGGACTATAAAACATCTGTTTTAGAAGAAATCTATTATTTAGGGAAACATCTGAATTTCACGTATAGTGATGTTATGATTATGCCTGTCTACGAAAGAAAGTTTTTTGTTAATATGTTAGTTGAGGAATTTGAAAAAAAGAAACAAGACTACGAGAACGAAAAGGCTAAAAGGTAATCTACATTATATCCACAAAAAAATGGTTGACAGGTATTTATAGTTATACTTAATATCAAATGAATATTACATTTAAAGACTTAATTGCTGATTTAGAGATAACAGACCCTCAAAAGAAGAACAAATTGGATAGATATGTTCAGAGTGTTGCTAATGAGGCGGCTAATAAGTCTAATAACAAAATCAGTAGTAGTGGAACCTCTGCGTTAGATGGTGTTAGTAACTATATAACAGAATTAGGTCAAGTTAATGCTTCTGCGATAGCTTTTGATAAAAATATTTTACAGTTAACTGACGATGTTTTAGATTTTGGTAAAGCCATGATTAGTATGGACTTTGGTAAAATTATGACATCCTTAAGTACTGTTGCTAAACCAATAATAGCACTCGATGGTGCTCTTAGAAAACAAGTAAATGTTAGTCTTGGTTTAACAGGTGGATTGGCTAGAGACCTTAGAACCGACATGATTGAGGTTGCTGAGGAGACCACAAAATATGGTATTCAAATAGAAGACGTTGCTGCTGCATACTCATCTTTTATAACCGACTTAGGACTTGCGGTTCCTATCAGTAGGGATGTTGCTGAAGGATTGATGTTACAATCCAAAGCCGTAGGGTTGAGTGCAACTCAAGCAGGTTCTTTCTTAGCTACCTTAACAAATTTTGGGGTTGGTTTAGAAAAAGGACCTGAAACACTCAAAGAAATGGCTTCAACTGCGAGGTCAATGGGATTGTCTACCAACAAATTTATGAACTTTGCCACTACAAATTTAAAGATGATAAATACTTTAGGTTTTAGTAAGGGAATTAGAGGTTTTACTCAGATAGCCGCAAAGGCGTCTTCTATTGGTTACGACCTTGCTAGTGCACAGTCCGCGGCTGAAAAACTTTTTGATATTGATGGTGCGGTTGAAATGGCGGCACAACTAAATGTTTTGGGGGGTGATTTTGGTAAGTTAGGTAACGCAATTGATTTAATGTTCTCACCAACGAACGACATGGAAGGGTTTACTAATTCATTAATGGATGCGACTAAACAGTTCGTTTCTTTTAATGCGGAGAAAAACACATTTGATGTTAGTCCTTTAGATTTAAGACGAGCACGTGAATTTGCTAAAGTAACGGGGATGAGTATCGAAGAAGTTATACGAAGTGGTAAGAGATTGGCGAAGATGGATATGATAAAGGATAAAATATCTTTCTTACCAGATTTATCCGAAGACGAAAGAACATTAATAGGAAATTTAGGGTCTATAAGTGATAGTGGTGAGGTTACTTTAAAAGGTAAAGTTGTTAGTGAAATGGGAAGTGTGGAACTTACAAACACACTTAGGTCTTTAAAACAAGAAGACAAGAAAAAGGCGATGACTGAGAAAGAAATATTAAACGAACAGTTAAATATGTTTAGTAAATCCGTTTATTATTTAAAGGCAATAGCATTACAGGTTACAGGTGCAGGAGATGGTGGTGGCGCCTTTACTGCCGTTGGAGATGACTTAAACGATTTGGTATACGATATGATTAAAGACGATACCAAGAGAGAGGCTATGTTAGATAGTTTTATGACGATGTTTGCCAAAAATGATATTAGAGGTATTGAGGCTAGTTTAGAAGCAAATGCTAAAACAGATGACCAAAAAATTGCGGTACAAGGAATTAAAGACAAGATGCAGTCTTATATGGATGAATATCAAAAAGTTATGGGGGTATCGGCAAAAAATAGTGGTATCTCAGGGGTTGGTAGTTCTTTGAAAGAGAATGTTGAGGTTAAGCTTAGTCCAACGACAAATGTTAGTGTTACCATTGATAGTCAATTGGAGAAATTCACTAATGATGAAAGAAAAATACTTAAAAATTATGCTGCGAAAGTGATTGTGGATAATCAAGGAGATAGCGGTAGATAAAAACAAAAAAATAATTAAGAATACTATATATAATATATGTCTAATTTAAATTTTACAAATACTGAGATATTAAGAAACAGTTTACTAAGTAGGAATCTAGATAATTCTTATGGGGTTAGTACTCCTTTGCCTAATACTTTCACCGATTCCACATATGGAATACAAGGTACTTCAGACCTTTCAGTAAATGACCAATTGGATGTTAGTGAAACGGCTGAACCAATCATAGACACGATTGGTGTTTTAAATCAATATGGTCCTGAACAATATAGTATAACAAGTATTCAAACGGTAATAAGTAGTATTGGTAGTCAATTAGACTATTTACAGAGTTTTGTTCCTTCACCGAGTAGAGGTAGTTTAGGGTTAATTTCAATATTAACGGGTGACGATAATGGTGAGGGTGATACTGAAATGGTTTCTATCGCACGTGCTCAACTTAGGGGTATGGCATTGGAAACGATGGGTGTTAAGTTAAGAGAATCTACTTTAGGTAGAATTAACGCATTAGACGCTATTAATGACCCAACGGCTTTAGACGGATTACTAACAGGTAGAGAAAATATCATTGAAAGAGATTACCAAATTACAGTCCCCGGTAATCCGATAACAAGAGCGGCAGAATATTTCGCAAGAGTTTCGGGGACACAGTTACCCGTTTCTTATATTCCTGGTGAGTTCTTTGAAGAAAATGTTGAAAAAGGTAAAGTTGAAGGGTTTTTAGATAAGGCTGGTTCTGCGATTGGTCAAGTATTAAATTTAGACTTTAACAGTCACAAAAAAACATATAGTCAAAAACTATTACAATATACTTCGGGTGGTCAAAAATCAAGACTATTTAAATCCGTAAATTATAACAAATATAAACCAAACTTTGATAGTAGTGTTGGGGGTGTTTTAAACAATGTTGTTGGGTTTGTCCAAGGACTTGTAGGGTTAGACCCTTCAGATGGGTCTTTTTACGTTGGTTCGCCAGACTCAGACCCAGGAACAATCTTTAACTATGATAGTCAAAGTAACACACAAAAAGGGTTTATTGTTTCAGGACCGTCTAAGATGGTTAAAATGTTTGAGGGTGATATACCATTAAACACATACCCACAGAGTGGTAGAAAGTACTTAAACGGTACTAGACCAAGAAATACAGAAACCGATTTCATTTGGATTGGTGATGGTAATGATATACCAAGAGGAACGATAGATGGTGTTTCCGTACAATCAAACGAGAAAACCATTAAAGAAGATACTCTTTTAGGGTTCACAGAAAAAATGGTTCAAGACGCATCCGCATTAGAGGGTGAAGCAAGATTAAAACATCCCGGTACTGTTATAAGTAACGTGGCCTATAAATATCATGATGGGTACAAAATAATATCCAAAGGTAGTGGGGTTATAGGTGAGGATGATGACTTCTGTCGTGTATGGACTAAAGATTACGGTTATGACCGTTATGGAAGGTTGGTTAGACATAAAGGAATACAAAATAATCAGAGAAGGGTTCCTGGTTCTGTAATCAGGTCACAAATGATGTTAAATATCGGACCAACTAAAGATAATGATGGAGAAAATATAAATTTTGGAACAGATAAAGAAGGTAAGAACTTAACTAAGTATATGTTCTCAATTGAGAATTTAGCGTGGGTTGGTTCTGACAAATTAAAAGACCGACCAATATGTGAACAAGGACCTAACGATGGTAGAATTATGTGGTTCCCTCCTTATGATTTAAAATATACTGATGATAATAGGGCGAGTTGGACCTCACACACGTTCTTAGGTAGACCTGAACCCGTATATACATATAATAATTCAGAAAGAAGTGGTACTATTAATTTTAAAGTTGTTGTTGACCACCCTTCAATTGTTAATTTATTAAGAAAAAAATTAGAGAAGAATATACCAGTAGAAAAACAAGAGGAGATAATGACCGCTTTCTTTGCTGGTTGTAAAGATTATGATATTTACGAATTAGCGAGTGAGTTTAGTTCACTATCAATGAACGATGTTGAAAGGCTTGACGAATATTTAAAATTAGAAGGGGACTTAAAATCTGATGTAAAAGATGGAGAAAGAGTCATTGCTAAACCAGTAGAATCGGTGAAGAAAATTAAGTCTGTTTTTGAAGAAAAATATGATAGTAAAACGAAAGATATTCAGTTATATTGGTTTAATGATGTGCCGGGACCAAACACAACGGCAGATAAGACACCTAATTCGGAGTTTGATAATGACCTTAATGGTTATATAGAAAGGTTTGACGCACCTCAAGAAATAGATAGTGATTACCAAAAAAAGGTTAACGAACTTACAGACGATGATTTATTTGAAGGAGATGTTAATTGGGGGGAAAATGAATTATTGAATTTTAAAGGTATTTTAGATAATATTAAATCGGTTGTTGAAGAATTAAAGACAACGGTTAAGGAGACCCTTAACCAAAAAGACGACGAAAAGGATAAATTCACATTTGAAATAAAGATAAAAGCGACCACGTCTGCGGTTGCGACACAAGAATATAACGATGCTTTAGCTAGTAGAAGAGCGGAATCACTTAAGAAATATTTGTTAGGGGATAAAGACCAAAAAAGGATATCTATAGTAATAGAATCAACAGGTGAAAATCCTAAATTCTCAGGTTTGAATTGTACTAAACTACAAAATACGACTAAAGGTAAAATATACTCAAAATCGGCAACTTATTGTCGTACGGCAACCGCTAGTATTACTGTATTAGGTGAACCAACAGTTCCTGTATATAAGCCGGGAAAAACAGAACCAACATACAAGAAAGCGATAGATAAAATAGAAAAAAACCCTGAGAATAAAGACGGTTGGGATTTAATATTAAAAACTATTCACTCTGAATGTGATTACTTTTTAGAATTAAAAGAAACTGACCCGTTGGTGTTTGGAAGCTTAGTGGAGAAATTAAAATATTTCCAACCAGGTTTTCACTCAACAACACCTGAAGGGTTAAACTCACGATTAACATTCTTACAACAATGTTTAAGACCCGGTGAAACAATAAAAGTTTTTGATGAAAACAAAAATGAAGTTACTGACCTATCATCAAATAGTGCGTTTGGGAAACCACCAATCTGTGTATTAAGAATTGGAGACTTTTTCCATACCAAAATGGTTGTTGATAATGTCAATTTTTCGTATGACGATGCGTTATGGGATATGAACCCTGAGGGTATTGGGATGCAACCAATGATTGCGTCTGTTAATATGGGGGTTAAGTTTATTGGTGGTCACGGTATTGGTGGTGCGGTTAACGAATTACAAAACGCATTATCGTTTAATTATTATGCGAACACAGAAGTTTATGATTGGATGTCGACTGAGACTGATGGTGGTAGAGACCCTAAAAAGGTTGAAGAAATTCAAAACGCGTATAAAGATAGAATGACTAAACAATTATCAGACAATTTAAATAACCCAGAAATATCAAAAGATGATGACGAATATTGGGGTAATTTAATGGAAAGTGATACTGAAAATATTACATATAATCAGTTTTATAATAACTTTACTGAGAGTATTAATGATTACGCAAACGAGTTAATCACACAAACAAATAACCTATATAACAAATTTGGTAACTCTGCAGTACGACTACTTTATGATAAAGAAAAAAGATGGAACATAAAATCCGTTACAAAATATAGTACGACTGATAGTGTTGAAATAGGGTATATTGGTAGAGATGATTATGATTACAATGAAGCTTATGATAAGATATTATTTCTCATTCAATTAGTGGTTGATAATGTAAACGAATTTGCAGACGAAATCTACATCGAACTAAAGAAAACGATAAACTTCAATGAAGAGAAAAACGAAGAATATATAAAAATAAATAAACACTTATTAAAAGAGGTTAAAAAGAAATTTTCCGATTTTGGAATACAAATACAGAATTCGATAAGTGAGGTACACAACAAACAGAAATCATTACAAGAGTCGTTAGATGCTTTTAATATCATCTTAGGTGATGAAATTGATGGGTATAGAGGTAAAGACAACGAGTTTGTTGTGAAATACCTTAATAATCTAACACAGGATAATGGAGATTTATCGGGTGATTTTGAATCTGTGTTAAATAAAACGAAAAAACTTTATGATGATTATGTGTCCACACTATCTGGCGAAAGTAAAGAATATGAAATAAGTTCTAAATCTGAATTAACAGACATAAGTAAAGGAAACATCACTTTAGATGCTGCTCTTTATTATTACAATGAATTACTACCCTTATTTTTAAATGATGGTATACTTGATATTGATGAACAAATCAAAAACAATACGGAATTTGATAGACGTATTAGAAGAAAATTTGCAGAACAGTTAGTGATTATAAAAAATAAAAACGTTAAGACTCTTAATGTTGATAGTGTTACTTGGGAAAACGTTGTTAAAACAAACCAAGTTTATGACTTTAGGTTAACCGAATCTATTGACCCGTCAAACACTGAGATATTAAATGAATATTATAGACAAGTTAATCCTAATAAAGAGGATTCTAAGGGAATATGGAATCCATTTACAATG